TCGCGACCTGTGCGCCATTGGGACGTGCTGGGACTTCGATGCCAGCGAAGATTTTAGCAAGGTCATCGGTGACATCCTTCATCACCTTCTGCTGTGCTTCCTCCATCGGCTGAAGAACATAGTCAGCGAAGATTGGGTTGATCGATGATGCCGTGAATTCAAGCAGCTTGTTCACATCGAGAATGCCGTTACGGTCAAGTTGCACCAAGGACACCATGTTCTTAAGCTGGGTTTCAGCCGTCTCTGGGTCAGTTGCCAATGAGTCAAAGTTAACCGTAATGCTGAAGTTCTCATCTGGGCTACCCTTGGTCATCACCTGTGGGTTAGGATTACCAGTGACTTGGAAGAATACCTCGTCTGGCCCCATGCGCTGGAATAGCTTCCATGCCATCGACAATACATCACGAACATGATCGAGGAATTTGCCCACGTAGAATTGCTGTCTTGCGGTCGTAAGCGGATTTGTGAGGTCTAGTCCCACAGCGCGGTCTGCTTGCGCTCTCATGGACATTTCTGCCTCCATGGAGCCTTGGTCCATTGGTGGCACTGGACCCCATGCGATTTCCCCAAGGCGACGGTACGGAACCCTGCGACCCGGACCCCAGTCTGACGGTGGCCGTCCAGCGGGGTGCATGAGAGGAGGAAGAGTAGCAAGAGAAGCACGGTCAATACGGCTATCACGCTCGGTCTTGATTTGCATCTGCGCTCCACGGAGTATGTCGCTAAAGGTTTGAACCTCGTACATCCGCTTTTGGTCGTTGGACAAGCGCGTGACAATGAATGGATAGTCGTCATATCCGTTAAGGAGTTCGTGTTTGGCGTAGCCGTCAGCTTGCGGGTGGAATACAGTACAGTAGATGCCTTCTGAACCGTCCTCTTCGTCAATCAAACGTTGGTATCCATAGACCACCATAACTAGGTCGTTGTCGTCAGTAATAGGCAGGCGGGTCACAGTCTTGACCTTCTCTCCGTCAAGGTACATTGAGTCCTTCCCACGCAGGTTGTTGATAGCAAAGTCAACCCACTTACGATCCCAGCCCTCGTTAGTCACTTTTTTCTCAAGCTCTTGAGATGTTAGGAAAGTACGCCAGAAAATGTATGGGCTACGCTGAGGATCAGAGACATACGGAGGGAATAGGACTTCTCCGTCTGGTGCGCATGAGTGGACAATCGGGCAGTCTACAGTCTGGCGAGCAAGTGGGATCTCCGCCATTCCAGTTTTACGCATATCCTTGATGGCCTTCTTAGCGCGTTTGTCCGACAAGTCTGGAAACGCCTGCTGAAGCAACGTCAGAAGCATTTCGTCGTCAGCACCAGTAACAATAAGATCTGCTAGATCAGGGGATGCTTGAGCGACTTGCTCGACGGATACTTGTTGCAAATATGTCCTTTTTTCTCGCTTCCAGCCGACATAGGAGATCATGATCCCCTTCTCTAGCAAATAGTTTGCACCAAGCTCCATCTGATCCTTGAAGCCCGGAATGTAGGTAGAACGCATCCACTTTAGGAACGCCGACACTACAGCCGCCCGTGGCATTGAGGCCATCGAAGTTGGGAATGCTTTAATGTGGGAACGCTGAAGAGCTTGGTCAAACAGCGACACATACATATCAATGCGCTCACCAACGACATTGACCTCTTGGTCTGATGCACCTTGCCACGGGAAAGCGTTAGCCCCATTCTTACGGAGGTCATCGGACTTGCCATCCCAGATATTGCGCCTATCATTGTATGACCGAAGACACGACTCAAAGTAGTAGTCAAGGTCAATAAGGCAGGTATCGTAGGCATCGGTCAACGCACCAATATCCGGCTCCTTATCGACATAGATAAGTGCATTGTCTTCAATCTCTTGCTCTGGACTCATGGTGCGTATTCGTAATAGTCTTCGGGTTCACCCGATACTAGGCATACTTTTATCCGTTTGCCAACAAGTTTGTTTGACACCCGAACTGGGCATTTTACTGGGACTGCCACCCCATCCATGCGGACTACCACCCAAGTAGGGTTATTGCATACCCGTAAGACAAGGTATTCCTCGGAGGGTTCCTCTTGCTGGGCTACTAGGCTGGCAACGCTACATGGGCGTTCGTCAATAACTACCTTGGATTTGGGCGGTCTGCCACGCTTTGCTGGTGTTTTTTTAGCTTTGGTTGTTTTCATGGAGTTGTTTAAGTTTCATGTATCTGATGGCATCTTCAAGGATATTAAGCTCTTCCGTAAGCCTTGGCGTAGAACCTAGCCTTTCAGCTCGCAGCCTTCGGAAGTACGCCTCGACCAGACAGTCAAGCACAAGGCCGTCTGCTGTTAGTGGTTTAGGTTCTTTTTTCATTGGTTAGTATCCACCAGACCCATGAGTTGTAACAAATGATTTGCTGCTGTCAACATGATCTAGGTTGGAAATTGCGGCGTAGCGCAGGGTGTCAATAGGGTCTTTCCATGCTTCTTTTAAACCACCCTCACCAGTGTATTCCGACAATGCGTTGATAATATTCTCGCAGTCTGAACTAACATAAAAATGCGGTCGGTTAACGGAATCTGCCGGCTTAGTTGTATCCCATGACATCTTGCCAATAAGCGCCTGTAGTCCATCGTCGATGTCTAACCCTGGCGCAGGAATGCAGACCATACCAGCATCGTTCAAATCCTCGATAATAGAAGACGAGCCATCCTGCACTTGGTACTTTGCCGCTCCAAGCCGAGGGTCAATCAGACGCTCGAATATCTCCTCCTCGCCTTCCAGTTCTTCAATAAGTTCGATATAGTCCCTAATGCCATAGCCCTGCCCTTTTGCCCCTTCACCCGAAACCCACTTGCCGCCACGCCATTCGGCCCAGTCACCGACATCTACGCCAGGCCATTCGCGGTACACCCAGAAGGTTCCGCTCTCGTCTACGGCAATCCAGCACATAAACCAGTTTTTCGCACCAGCTGGGTCAATGACGTGGTAACGAGTAACATTGTTGGTTGGGATCTTATCTGGTTCTACGACATTAACCACCTTATTGAACTTGGGGAACTTAGTCGTATGAGACTTCATTGGAACCCCGTAGGCGCGAATTAGAATCTCTTCGCGGGGCTTTCCTAGCAGTGTGTCTTTGATGCGTTCGTAGCCACCAAATGGGTTGTCTTGGCTGTGGAAGTAGTGAACTGAAGCGTTGTGCTTCTTAGATCTTTGGACATAGGGAACGATCTCACCCTTAAGAAGGTCCGCTTCCCTAGACTCAACGGTCTTAGCCCCATCCAGATACTCTTTAATTACCTCGGTCCAACCGTCAATAGGGGTAAACGTCACCAGCATCTTAGAGTTACGAGTGGCAAGACGGAAACGCAGAGTATTGATGAGATCTGGGCCAAGAAGGTACTCGTCCAACCACACGCCGATATTGTGCCACTGAGGATTTCTAGAACCAAGCTCTGCGCCTTCTAGGATCGTTGGGTTGTTCTGGTACTGCGAGTAGGTTTTGAAGATGATCTGGGAGCCATTAGGCAGGATTAACGAGTTGTCAGTGAACCCGTTCTTCTTAGTGTACGAGATATAGGCGTTCTCGGAGGTTTGCTTTGAGCGCAATTCTGCTGGAAGCCACCCCCATACGGCACTCTGTTGTTGACGGATTGACACTTCAGAAGTCTGCGCAAAGCAGAATATCTCTGACTTCGGGTTTTCCACAGCAGCTTTAACCACACAATAGCTGCCCCATGAAGTTTTCCCGCTACGATTTCCCCCAAGTGCTAGGATCTCATTGACCTCTTGCAACTGCTCTTCAGCTTTCTCCCAGTGTGGGAGTCTAAACCCATAGCGGAATGGGTCTTTATCAGCATTCTCGATAGCCTCGTGGTATATCCGATGTATTTCCATCAACTCTGATGGGTCCATCAATGCCACCTCGTCATCGTCTGGAGGCGTTAGTATCTGGTGTTTTCTCCAGTTCATGGTATCTTGTACGATCCAGTTTCCATGAGAATGTCCTTGATGTGATATACGCTGTCACAATCATCACACGCAAAAGTATCGTCCTCGAGTGGAAATGACCCACGGTTACCACCCACAAGGTGAAGCTCGCGGTGTTTCTTGCGGTTATGGCAGTGTTGGCAAATTCCTATAAATGGCTTCATGTGCTTCTCCAGCACCACATTCCAAACCTTGGAGTTGAACTTCTCAGCCAAATACGAAGCGTAGCAAAGCGTATGGCACTTGTGCTGGACGCCGTCATGCTCGACCATGTAGTGGCGAACTAGGCCACCACCATCCTTGAGGTGGCCAGCGTGTCTGGATTCTGGTTCTTGTATCATTCTACAATTTCTGCTTCAACTGCTTGGGCTTTGACTTTATTGGCAATACGAGACTTAGCTTCCGCGATCATCTTGGCGGCATCGTCAAGACTTGGGCCTTTGCGATGCTCGACTACCGTGGTTGCCATGCCTGTGAGCTGCGCCGCCTTGTCCGTAAGGATACCTACGGTGACTGCTAGCTTATCAGGGCTGATCTTCGCCAGCTCCTCTGGGTTGTCAAATAGTTGCTGTGAACGCTCAAACAGCAGATCGGTGTACTCCTGCGCGGCAATGGCATACCGCATCGAGAACTCCTTGCGCTTTGTCTCTAGGGTGTCGCTGTGCCGCCACTCAAGCCCACGGATAATCTCGCGTGAAAGTCCAGTTTTAGCGCGTATGTCCGATAGCCTAGCCCCCTGTGCAGATAGCCACAACGCCAAAGCTGCCTTATTTGGGGCGTAATGCTCTACCGTATTGCCGTGCTGGTGCTTGGCCCGTTCCTTTACTTCAAGGAACCAAGCCGCCTTCTCTTCGCGCTCATCAACATAGTCACGCTTCAGCTTTTCGTTTGGGTCGTCACTCATTGGTTTAAAGTCACTTGGACTTATTAACCTTTGATTGGGAGTTCCGCAAGGGTTTTATCGACCCATTTCTTGCGTCGGGTCTGGGAGTTTCATTTCCTTCGCTTGCTCTCTTTCGTATTGTAGCCTTTCAGATGGAGTGGTTCCAAGTGCATTGCCAAGTTCAGCGGCCCAAAGTGGATCATACTTTCCAGTACGAAGAAGTGCTTGAACCCCTTGGGATGTGCCAAGCATAATACCTAAAGACCTTCCCATCGCTTCATTCCATTGTTCAGCTGTAAGTTCTTTTTTGCCAAGCTGCTTTAGCAATGGGTGAAGTTGTTTTGCGCTATACATACCAGCAGCAATTCTAGCCCTTACTGGACTCGTCATAGTCTCAATTGATGTCCAGGGACGAACGCCACTTTGGTTAATTGCAACACCACCCTTCAACCCAGTTCTTTCTGGGGTAACTCTTGTTATTGCATTTGCAACATTTGCTGTATTGATCATGTCGTCAACAAAATCATCTCCGGCAACAGCTCTTAGATTTTGCTCGATTGATGGGTTCTTTTTAATATCAGACAAGAATTTCGGAGCATCAAATAACTCGACGTTCTTAGGCCCATACGTATTTGATGGGGGATATTGAGTAAAAAAGTATTCCATGTAATCATCGCGCATCATTTTTTGGTCTTTTGGACCAAATTTTCCTAGCGTTTTTCTGACAAAACTAGGTGGGGCTGACCACAATGCGGCTGGAAACTCATGTCTGTCAATGGCCTCACGATGCCCCTTACTTGCAATATCCAATAGGACATTGTTTTTCTTTTGCTCGAGTTCTTGTGCGACTTTTGCCCTTTTGGTTATGTTTTTAATTATCTCGTTCCTAGAGTCATCGGAAATAGCACTTCCAAGTTCCCTAATGCTATCCACGGTTATCTTATCAGGTTTAAGATTTTCAATCTCAATTTGCTTTTTCAGCTTTTCAAGATTTTTAACCATGGCCTCTCCGTACAGACCATTCGGCTTTCCGTCTTTGCTAAAACCAAACAATATGCGAACCATGTTCGGATCAAAGTTAAAGTCTTGAGCGCGGCCTTTAATTGTGGAGTTTAATCCAATTTTTTGGAGATAGTCCTGCTGCATACTCATTGCAACCTGGTGGGCGACATCATCACCATTTAGGGCGACAGCCCTTAAAACATCCGATGTAGTTCTTGGGTCTTTAAGAATATCATCGACTATCTGGCTTCCAGTCCTATCTGACCGGCCAAGAGTTTCTTTGAGAATCCGTCCAATATCTTGTTCTTCAAATCCAAGCCTTTGCCTAAAGACACTCGTGGCGTTATTCCATTCATCAAGAATACCAGCACTATCGTATCCCTCATTCCTTAACTGCTCGATTGTTTTCGATGCCTTTCCCGCAGCTATTTCTTTTCTAGTGCCACCAACCGCACCGCCTTCTGGGACAGCCTCTCTAAAAATAGCAACCAAATCATCCATTTGCTTCGGACCAATAGGTCCAGCAAGAGCCTCAAGACTAGCCCTTTCCCTTAAAAGAGCCTCAGCTTTATCTGGTTCAATTTTACCAGAGTCGAGCATTTTATCTATTTTTGCTATTCTTGAGGCGTTTTTGGGCCTTTGATAAAGATTATCAATTTCCCTTTGAAGTGCTGGGTTGCGAACAACGCTTTGATAGTATTCTCCCTCAATAGCTTTGGCCACATTAATTGGATCATACTGAACCCCAAGTTGATTTGCTCTTTGGTAGAATGAATTGTATGTAGCATCTTTCAGCTTGTTAGCTTTCTCTTCAGCTGCTTTGATTTCGCTAAAAAGATATGCCCCAGCCCCCTCTTTGTCTTGGTTTGGCCTTGTCATAAGACGATACATATCATCGTCATATTTGGCCATTAACTGCCTACCAAGAACCTTGTCATAAAGCCCGACAACATCGCTTAATGTCTTAGCTTCGTCTTGAAGCATCTTAATAGTATCTTGGTACATCATCTTGCCCTTGAGCGAAGGTGGTGTATTCTTGTCTTGGACCAACTTTAATCTATCAATTGATACTTCAACATCACGACCAATAGCATACTTTGGAAGTCTTTCAGCAAGCCTTATTCTTCTTATTGCTTTCTCGTCACCACCGGCAGCAATCTCTGCCATGTATGTTTTGTACCCTTTTTTCTCTAGGTAGTTTTGGCTATCCTCCAGTAGCTTTTGACGCTCCGAAACTTTGCCCTTGCGGGCCGTAGCACTAATACCACCAATAACCTTACCGGCTTTGAGCATTGGATACTCAATAGCCATTCCAACCATCGCTTCAGTAGCTCTTTCTGGGATGGCTTCAAAAAGGCTTGGCCCCATTCCGGTTACGATTGTGGCTATTTGATCTTGAAGAGCAGCTGCCCCAGTATATCCTGCGGCACTGGCTGTTGCTACGGCAAATGGCGACCTTGTTGCGGCCATTACCGGAATTGCAGCGGCTCCACCAGCAATAGATCCAATTGTTGGAGCAACTTCTCCAGAAGCGTCAATTAAGTCTTTTGGAGACAAGCCAAATTCATCGACCGCAACGAACTTGTTGGACTCTGGGTCTTTGACGATTGTTATTGGCTTTCCAGCCACTTCGACTTTGCGGACGTTTTCTGGGCTAAATCTTTCCTTAAGGTATTTTTCCTTGTTTTCCCCGGTTTTGAACGCAAGTCCAAATCTCGTTTTCCAGTCAAGACCAGAATCAAGATCAACATTGCCACCGAGAAGCGTTGACAAACCCTCATTCAAAGCCGATATGTATTGATCCTCGTTCATAGGGAGGAGTTTATCAGCTTCAATTACATCATTTGCCGATGCTTTACTTACCATGCGCTTAGGCGTAAGGAAGCTACCATCTGCAATCATTGCTCCAAGTTTTTCACGAGACGCAGCTTCCTCTTTAACAAGCTCGTCGTACTCAGAAACAAGCATTCTAGCTTCTTCAGCTTTTTTAGCTGCGGCAACTGGATCAACCTCTAAAAGTTGATTGTATTCAGACTCAACTTGGTTGATTCTGTTTACCGCTTGAGATTTAATACTCCCAAGTTCTTTTACATACGAATCAATCGTTGGCATTATTGTGTCGGCTGAGGTGTAAAGGTGTTTCTCCAACGCTGGATGTTTGCGTCTTCTTGTGATACTTGTTTTGCGCCGGGGTATTGCGACTGGATTTCGTTATATTGTTGCTGTGAAATAGCACCGCTCTTCAAGAGTGCATCTCTATGCTTTTGATCTCCATGAATAACATCAAGTAGCTGCTTTTTAATTCTAATTGCCCTTTCTTTAATTTTTTCTGGGTCCCCAACAAGTCTCAAATCACCCCATTGTTCAGCAAGTGCTGAAAACTCATTTTGTGTAACCTGTCCAAGCCCACTAGCACCAGATGGAGAACCTTCTCTAAGGGCTTTAAGTGCTTCAAATTTTAAGTTTGACCTAACAGTGTTAAGCGAACTTTCCGCCTCTGCTTGTTCCTGCATCCCAAATGCAGCGAATGCTTTTCTTGCAGGGCTAGCTAATGGCAATTTACTCATTTCATCAGTGTAATTAATGAAATTGTCAATTTCAGCCAAAGCAACAGAACCCAATTTAATTCCTCTTGCTTTTTCAGCCTCAGCTGCCACGATTTCTTGTTTTGCTGCTTTTTCAGCTTCCCCCCCTGGAATATCTACAAAACGAGTCCCAGTTGGGCTTGTTGGATCTGGTATCAGTTGTCTCCCTTGTTCGGGTTTAGGTTGTGTCAATCCACCAGAACCTCCATATGTTATTATGGTTCCATCTGCTGTCTTTACCTCAATTCCTTTAGATGACCCGCCAGTGGTAACTCCGCTAACCATAAATGTGCCATCTGGATTAGGCATTGCGCTAACTCTAAAGCCTTGCCCTTCAAGATTCTTTACTTGCTCGGCGGTCATCATAGTTTGTTGCTTACTTTGCGTCCTTGACGACAAAAGCCTTCTGTTTACTGGTGGAGCAGCTTGCTGCGGTAGTTGTGGTTGCTGCGTAGCCATGGATGGCTCAGTTGGAATTGCTCCTTGAGAAATGTTTTGAGCCGTGCTTAAGTTCAATTGTTGGCCTAGTTCAATCTGCCTCGCCGCTTCAGCTTGTTGCTGTGATGTACCCATTGCTTGCTGCGTCATATCCCCACTTATTGCTAAAGCATTATCAATGCTTTGAGGTCCCACATAACGATAAGCGGCGGTTTCCCTTGGATTTCTCGGGGCGACATTTCTCTGCCATGAGTCAATTGTGTAATTCTGAACAAATGTTCCCGGAGCTTTTCCTGCAAATCCTTTACTGCTATTTGAAGCAATAGCACCACCATCAAGCACAATTCCAGTATGCCCAGCTTTATTCCCTTTTCTTGGAGTTAAAACAATATCACCCTTTTGCGCTTGACCTAATGGAACCTTAACGAATCTCGGGTCATTTTCTAAAGTTGTTGCCATTTCTCTGGTTGAAAGCGTCCCGCCAGGAACAAGTTCTTCACCGGTAGCTTGTTTGAATGTGCGACAAATAGCATCAGCACAACCAACATTTCCACCTTGTGTCCCAGGTGTTTTTGCCGTGCTAAGTTTTCCAATATTCATTTCTGCCGCGCTTGCAATCAAATCAGAAGCGTTTCCACCGACTTGAGATGTCGGAGACATTTCTGGTTGATCTGGAGCCTCCCAACCTTCCATTTCATTCCCGTACTTAAACAAGTCTTTAATTACCTTGCCTGATTCTGGGTCACGCATTCTACCTTGCGCGTCTTTATTGATAAGCACGCTGTCCTTTTCTCCAGTTATAGCGTTAACAACAGGAACCTCTTCTAATTCCATTTCGCTAGCTTTTTGTCTAGCACTAAACAACGATGCAGCAGCTTTAGTTTGAGCCGCTCCAAGCATTCCCTGTTTATATTGAGCTTCAGCTTTAGCTTTTTGTGAAGCTATTTCACGTTCTTGTGCGCCAATACCAAGTGTGAACGCATTAGAGATACCCTGTGCTGCTGCTCGGCCAAGGGCTAGCGATTGAGCTGGAGTGGTATTAGGATCTTTTCTTAGTGCTTGAATCGGCTCAAGATATGATTTAATGTCAATTCCAAGACTATCTCCAAGTTTTATAGCGGACTCAATGCTAACGTCGTCGGCTTTTATCTGAGCGTCTGTTTTCTTACGTTCACCAACAATTTCTCCATAGTCCTTGATTCCTTGCCCAATAGCAGCTCCAAGGTTCTGCGTTCCCTGAGCTTGAATCTCAGCTGCGCGGGTAAACCCAGAGTAGTCCTGTATAAACAGGCGCGGGTCAACGGATGATCCTAGTAGTGCCATATTATTTAACGAGTGCGTAATTTACTGCTTTGAATCCACCAACTTCCTTGACTGCTTTGGGTGTCTTCTTTTCAACATCTTGAGCCATAACTCCCATTTGGGTCTTATTGTCTCCCTTGTATTTATAGGTATAGATTGGAAGTCCAGAGTTTGTTTTGCCAACCTTTTCGATGTCCGTTTTCAGTCGGCGATCCGAAAAAGAAAATAAAGCTCCAAGCCCACCAGCTGCTCCAGCTCCAGAAGCTATGCCACCTCCTAACGCGCCAAGTCCACCAAACAAGCCAGAGCTATACGATGCCTGTGCCTGTGCGTTGGCTGCTTGAGCTTGAAGCATGTTCTGCCTTTCAGCCGCGCCAAGGTTAAGTCCAACATCTGGATTAATCAATCCCGGTGTTCCTTGCTTCATGCCGCCAAGTCCAAGTCCAAGCATCTGTTGTCCAGTCTGGTAAGCAAGTGGTTGTTGGCTAAGAAGTGCAAGTCCCGGCTGCGTGTAGAATCCTTGAGCGGCCTCGTATGCGCGACCACCAGCGGCGGCGGCTTCTGCGCGTTTCTGTGCCATCATTTGCTCCCGACCCATAATCTCAGATGCAATAGCAGCATTGCCACCAAGTCGACCAGAGGCTTGTGCAGCTTCGCGTGCCGTTTGCTGGTACATTCGTTGTTGCTCTGGCGTGAGACCTTGTGCAGATGCTCTAGCACGTTCAGCCTCTTTGGCAAAACCGCTAACGACTGCCGCTTGCTCTGGGGAAAGTCCTTTCATCACACCACGAGTCAGAGGTGCTTGACCAGCCATTGCGCCTAGTTCCGCTTCACGAGATGCAGCAAGTTGCCTTTGAGCTTCTTCTGATGCTCTGCGGCTAAGTCCAAACAAGCCTTGTTGACCACCAATACCACCAAGAAAACTTGAAATATCTTGAAGGTTAAGTGCTTGGAATTCTGGACGAAATTGCTTCTCAAACCCAAGAATTTGAGGCAATGCTCCACCATAT